ATGAAAAAACTTTTTACATGCCTTCTTTTTTGTCTGGGAACTGTGCTCGCTACACAGGCCCAGTTTACCACCATTGTCAACAGCTCCTTTAGCGAAAGCGAACCGGTGCAAAGAGGCAGCGAGCAGTATATTGATTTTATAATTACCAACAATCAATGGACCACTGCCAGCAGATTTCGCCTAGCTATCCGACATAATATGGAAGATGAAAATGAAACCAAAACTCCTCCTCTAGAACTAATGAATGAAATTTTTCATGAGTTTTATCCGGAACTACCAAGAAATGAAGACGGGAGCTATCGAGTTTATTTCAATATGCCCGAAGAATATCCCGAGGGACTCTTCGAAATATCTATCAACCTGGCACATCCGGTCTATGGTCGCTTTGGTCCGGCAGTCGTTACTTCCTTGCAGCAGCCAACTCTGCCGGAGGAAGAAATCAATCCGGAATACTATACTCTTCAGGGACAGCGTGTCGAACAGCCTCACCAAGGAGTATACATCCGCAAAACCGGACAGCACACCGAACGAATATATATACACTAAGCCGCTTCCGGAGGACGAACGTCCTGCTTTTTAAGCATTCCAACGTCACTCAACATCTGTTCATCCTTTTTTTTCATAACCATTCTTTCCTTTTTTCAGTATTCTATGCGTAAATTGAATTCCCAATCTGTTTAAACAACGTACATACATCATGAAAAAGCTTTTTACATGTCTTCTTCTTTGCCTGGGAGCTGTGCTCACTACACAGGCCCAGTTTACCACCATTGTCAACAGCTCCTTTAGCGAAAGCGAACCGGTAGAACGCGGAAGCGAGCAGTATATTGATTTTATAATTACTGGGCAATTTTCTACCGCAAGTCGTTTTCGCCTATTTCTTCAACACAATCCAGTCGATGAATATGAAAGTAGAACAAATCTACTTGAATTAATGACTGAAGTTTTTCATGAATTCTATCCGGAGCTGCCAAGAAACGACGACGGAAGCTACCGGGTTTATTTCAACCTGCCCGAAGAATACCCTGAGGGATTGTTTGAGATATCAATCAATCTAACTTTTCCCGCAATAGGACGTTTTGGCCCTTCTACCGTTACTTTTTTATTAAACCCTGTATGGGTGGAAGACACCACTCCGGAGTACTATACTCTGCAAGGAGTACGCGTAGACCAAGCTCATCAGGGTGTATACATCCGCAAAACAGGCCACCGCGTGGAAAGGATATATATACCTTAATCTATCTCACGGGCGAAAACATGAATATTTCGCCCGTAAGCACTCTTCTTTACACATTCAAAATACTCAATAAGAAAAAATTATAGTTTTGTGCTATAAATATCGCACAAATAAAAAAGCGACAGTTTGCACTGGTTTGATTTTTAAAATCATTTCTCGAAACTCTGCTTTTCGGTCCATAAGGATGTTAGATAAACTACCGATTGGATTTCCACCGACAAAAAACGTATTTTTCAGATCCGGACCCAGACCATACAAACGGTCCTGTTCCTCATCGATATGATTGGCCACAATATTGGCAAATACCGGTCCATGGTTGTTGGGCCCGTGGACGATCTGCCCATGCTGCGGAAAGACAGTAGCGCTGCCGGGAGAGAGCTCGGCGGGACTGCGGGTGGTATAGCCGCCCGATCCGTCTGGAAAGCGGTTTTCATACACCCGGATCCCCGCAAAGCCGGCCACCCGCAGCTGGTCCTCCAGATAGCGGTAGTTTTGCCGGGCCGGCATGGTACCTGGGTGGTTGATCTTGCGGCGAATAGCCGCTATCCGGTTTTCCAACGCACCATCAGTATTGGTAATCAGGCCCAGGCGACGCTCCCAGTCAGCCGCATCTTCCGCTGTAAAGTTCGTATTGTCCGGCAAGGCGGAGTCCAGCGTAGCCAGCGCGTCGCGCCAGGCACGGTCCTCACTGACCGCGAGTGCGGTATGTACCCCTTCAAATATGCCCTGATAGGGCATCTTCCAGGCCCGGCCGCTGGGATATAGCTGACGGCTAAGTTTAGTCAACATAAGTAATCTGGTTTAGATAGGGTATCTCTCCCTGTGTAAAGGTATAGCTATCCACTCCCGCCCCGTCAATCAGCAGGGTAACCGCCCCAAAGACACTGCCCGGCCGGGCCCGGAGGATCGTGGCAATGATCTTGTTTTTGTCCAGCAGATCGTTGCGCTGAGCTACGACATCGGCTCCGGATACAAAAGGTCTGACTTTTTCAATTTCTGACTTCAAAGCGATTTCCACGCTATCCTTTACTTCCTGAAATGCAAAAAGAAATCCATTGATCTCCAGATCCACTTTCCGAACCGCTACCGGCAGGTAATGCACCCGGAAAACCCCCAGCGGTCTGCGTCCCCGCTCATTGATCGGCTTGGAGGTATCGGGGTCCATCTCTATGGCACTCTCTACCACCGCCAGCAGCTCCGCTGTTGGTGTACCGCGGCCATCGAGCGAGCTCTCAGGCAACTGCTCTACATACAGATCGATCTCACCGGAAGCTCCGGGCCGGGCATAGGGGTATACTTGCTTTACTCCCTGCACGTCGGCCGCCCAGAGGCGGTAGTCGGTAGCTGCTCCGCCCTGTGCCTCCATCTGGTAGGCATTGATCGCTTTTTGGCGGTATTCCTCCAGGCTTTCAGCGGCCAGGGGCACAGTTGTTTCTTCGGTCACGGTAGCGGTACGGTCCAGCCCGGCAATAGGTGCGGTAACTGTAAGCTCATCGTACACCGACAGCCGGGCTTCGAGGCCAGCCTCCAGTGCGCGCACCACAAGGGTATCGGTCGCGGCCTGCAATGTATACGGATGATCCAGTATATAGAGCTTGCCGGGATTCTGGGCGTCGTCGTTGCTCTTGAACGTAGTAGAAGCCGGTATCGGGGTACCGCTGGTTCCGGTCACCCGCAGCCGGTATTGGGCTGCCTGCGCAGGAAAAGGATTGCGCCCGAGCTTGATCCGCCCGAAACGCTCCAGGGTGCCCCCCATGGATTCGGAATCGGCGGTATCCACAAATATGTTTTTCTGCAAATGGCCCACGGCCAGATAAAACAGCTTGAGCTTGGCAGCCTGTACTGCGGCCAGAGCGCGCAGCACACTTTTGCCCATGTGCGGTATCGTGACTCCCAGCTCATTTTGCAGGTCCCCTACGATACCTTCATATAACTCCCTGAGGGTTGGTATCTTTATCATATGTAAAAATCGTTTTGATCAAAATCAAATTCGCTGAAATCTCCCAGGACTCTTTTCGTTGCATCCCAGATAAAAATATACTCTTTGTATACGTCATCCACGCGTGCCAGCATCTCCTCGGGCTGCCGTACAGACAGATCGATCCGGATACGGTCGTCGGCAATAATGGTCACCGAAATGCTGACCCGGGCAAAGTCCTGCATAAAAGCCAGGTCTTTTTTGATGGCCTGCTCCAGCTGGATCCGGCCCGCGCTGTTGACCGGCACTTCGTCCAGTCTCCGCTCCAGCACTGAGTTGAACTGTATACCGGGGTTGTTTTCCATCAGCAGGGTATTGCCCCACCAGTCCAGTCCCTGCTCGCCGGGAAGCCTGACCTGCGTAACGGCTTCTTTGTTGCCTCCGAACATGGCCAGATAGGGCATATTGCCCCATCCGCCCTGAAGCGCGAGATCGTTCCGGCTCAGGACCAGATCACCGCCATTGCCTGTTTCAATAATTGCCAGATCCATAGTTTGCTAATTTTGTTGAAGTTAGATAAACGGGTACCACGGAATTATCACTGTTCATCGAAGCGCGTCCTGTCTGATCCCGGATGTCTATAGAGACATGTTGCTTTTGCTCTTCCCTGCTGACATAATCCTGTCGTTCCCTGACCGGATTGACCGCAGCCTTGTCCGTGCTTTCCGATGAGCTGACATTCAGGCCCAGCTCGCTCCGGAACTTTTCGATTCCCGCGGCGGCCCTGGCGGCCACTCCGGTAGGATCAAATTTTGCCGCAATAGACAGCAGCTGCTGGAGAGGCATCAGTACCGTATCCAGTATTGTTTTGCCAATCATCAGCAAACCATCGACAATGCCGCCGGTCCGGAAAGCCTCCACAATCAGCGACCAATTGGAGTAAAACGCATGAAAAAGACTGATAATAGTCCCTAAAGGACCGAGAAATACAGTTAAGGCAGCTCCCCACTCATCCCATTTGGCGATTATAACCGAAACGAGAGCGATCAGAGCGACAATTCCTAAAACAATCAGGCCAATGGGGTTAAGATTCATCACCAGATGCCATAATTTCTGGGCGGCAATGACCGCATTGATAGCAAACTCCATAACCGTCAGCGTCGCGGAAGCGAGCATGATCACTCCCTTCAAAGTCGCAAAAACACCCAGCAGGACGGTTGTCGCAAAGACAAGTAAATCCATATTGTCCGCTACAAACTTCAAAACGTGCTTGACCACAGACAAGGCTAACGAAGCGCCATCGCTACCTGCTATCATATTGGTCCAGGCAGCGCTGAGCTCGGCCAGAGCGCCCGCCAGAGTATCCGAATGGCTCGCTGCCGCATCGTATGCGCTGTTGGTACCGGCAACCGAAGCGGCATAATCCTGAAAGACCATAAAATTGTCCATCAATGCCTGCCCGACCTCCTCGTTGCCTTTGCCAAACATTTTCTGGAGCGCCATCTGCTTTTCCTGCTCGGTCCCATACGCGCTCATGCTAAACCGGGCCTCGGCAAGCGCATCGACCATATTGAACTGCCCGTTGGCAAAGCCGATATTGGCATTGCTGAGGCGCTCAATAATGGACCCCAGCTTCTGTCCCGCTCCCGCGCCGGAAATAGATGCTTTGCCGAGTGTCTGCACCAGCGCTACCGACTCTTCCAGCGATACACCCGCAGTCCGGGCAGTAGCTCCAAAGCCCCGGAAGGACGCGGCCATCTCACCGATAGCCACCCCGCCCTTCAACTGTCCGGCCGCCAGGGCATTGATCACCCTGTCTGTCTCGCCGACATCAAATGAAAAGCTATCGAGCACGCTCGCTGTGACCTGAGCTGCTTCGGACAAATCACTCTGGAGCGCTTTGGCGAGTACTGAAGCCGCACCGGCTACCCGAGCCATATTTTCGGGTGTTTTCTCAAACGGAGTACTCATCCCCGACAAACGCTCAAAGGCCTGAGCCATTTCGATCGCGCTCGTTTTGGTAGTCGTGGCTGTCGCCATCACCTGCTCCCTGTATGGATCAAAATCCTTTGAAGACACTCCGACTGTGGCCTGCAAAGAAGCAAAGGCCTGCTCCATCTGTACAGCCTCGCTGACCGTGTGGGCCAGCAGCTTGTCCAGGGCGGAAAAACGTGCGAAGGCTTTTTCCATTTTCCCGAACGCATCGCTTGTTGCCTCGACCGACTTTTTTAACTCTGCCAGCTTTGTCTTTTCTTCTTTCGGATCAGGCTTCGAATTACTTGACATACTTATTTCTTCTTTAAGCTTTTATATACTTCTCTTACATCCTGATCCCAGAATTCCAGACCTTCGTGGTCAACGTCGTCCAGATAGAGGTTGTTGATCTGCTCCGGAGCCCAGTGATGTTCGCGTACAACAGTCCTGACCATATTGGCCAGGCTGTTGCCGTCTACAAGAAAAAAATGGCGACGGCTTTACTGATGGAATAATCCTCTGTATCAAGCGCCTCGATTACTTTTCTTGGCCTGGAAGAGAGGGCAGCGATGTAGCCGCAGATTCGTCCGTCGACATCATCGCTTTTTACGCCCTGCAGATTCCGGTGAATAGTGGAAATCTTCACTCGTGGCTTGTATTCCAGCTTGGCCACCGGGATCTCTCCTTCCAAAGCAAACTTGAGTTCATGCAGAAAGGACTTTTCTTCATTGACTACAATTGATCCATCCATGACAGCGCCAATAAGCGTTTCTATGTGTTCTTTATACGCTTCTTTTTTGGCGTCATTGATCTTTTTGTACGCGAGCCATTCATTAATTTCTCTTTCGGCGATTTCTCTTGTTACCTTTTCCATAATTGTTTTTTATCCTACAATTTTCTTAAACTGTCCTCCTTCAACTCTCAGCGTAAAAGTCGCCTGGTTGATATTGCCTTCGAAGCTGTCGACCGGTTTTCCGGTACCGCCGTATACAGTACCGTTGGCAATGCTGAATGTCCATTCGGTCGGCTCGGGATGTGCCGACAGCTCGATCATTTTCTGCAATTCTTCGGCATCATTCTGATCGTTTACACAGACTGCCTCAAAATAGCCTCTGCGTCTGTTTTTCTGCCAGATAGGCTGACCGCTTCCATCGATCATGTTTTCGTCACTGGAAGTGATGATCCCTCCGGGAAAGTAACTGTTGTCTTCTCCGGATTTGGGATTTAACACTCCGGTACCCAGTACCGGATGGTTATAGGTTATTTCGATGATGTCTCCACCAACTGCCATAATTGTATATGTTTAAACGTTTCCAAAATTAAAACCTGCCTCTACGGTTGTGCTTGATATTCTTGCAAACCCTGAGCGCTTATACTTGAAGAATGTTTCCAGCCTGTCCGGATTGATACTGCTGATGCTGACCTCGATCGAATCTTTCATGAAGCCGGCATCAACAATGAGCGAACGCCTGGCAAGATCATCGGCCATCTGATCCAGGACCTGCTTCCACTGTTTGGGCTTGACCACTTTGGATGCCGAAACAATATCGTCATTAGCCGCAATCGCGTGATCCACCACATAGGTCTGCTCCTTGAGGAAGTAGCTGAACCGAATGTTAAAATCCAGCATGAGGTTGCGGCAGTATCTGAACTGCGGCGGGTTTTCTCCCTCCGGATGATAAGTGGTCACAAAATCCTGTACTGCGTATCGTCCGTTGACCAGGTCGACAGTTGAGCAGCCTTTCTTGACAAGGGCGTCACGGTCTTCATATCGGGCCATAAGTCCGATACCTGCCGGAGTAGGCATATCAGGATAAGACCTCGCAGCCACATCCAGATGAGGCGTATCCTGAGTCTGACGGCCAAAAAGCACGGCCATATTAGCTGCCGCTTCCATAGCAAGACCTTTGCTCAGCGGAGCCGGACAAATCGCGATGGTCACCTGATCTTTACGATCCGCCACATCCGTCACCAGGCTTGGATCCTCTCCGGTAAATCCGGTAAGGGCGATAAACGGCTTCATAATGATACCAGAATACCGGCCGGTAGGGTTTTCAGGATCGGGTACGCCATTAAAATCTTCCAGAGCCTCTATAACGTTGCTGACTGTGCCATACGAATTGATGACAATAGTATTCCATTCGTTGCCAAAGCTGCTTAGTGCTGCCGCTATACCAGGAGTTCCGGATCCGGCAGTGGTAGCGGTTATATCATAGGTGATACCCAGATCTTTGTCGTTGGTATTTACTGAAACGCTTATGTCGTTTGCTGTTAATCCTTTCCATTTTGAGGTCAGGATTACTTCATCTTCATCCTCACCCCCACCGAGTGTGGCCGTCAGCGGGCAGCCCAGCACCGCACTGACCGCGGTAACGATTTTGGACGAGATAGCTTCGGCATCGTCACCTACCTGGATGTTGATGTCATAAAACACTCCATCCAGTCCGGTTCTGCCCGCAATCACCAATGTATGTGTGCCATTGGCTGTGGCTGTACCTTCGGGAACAAGGGTGAGTACTTTTGCCGCAGCTCCCTCTGAAACTTCTTTCTGCGGATATACCACTGTGGGAATACCACCGATTCCGGTTCCCGAGTTGGGTCTGAGGATACGCATAATATGGTGTATCGGCGATCCGTACCCATAAAGCTGTCCGGCCTGCTGAGCGGAAGTAATCTCCTGAGGCGCCCCATCCGTAAATGATAATTGATTGGCTGAATTTGCTTCGGCAAGAATCGCAATTCTCTGCGGCAAATTCGGAGTCGTATTACTGAAATTCCCTTTGGTTATCTTGTAACCGATGATTCGGGAAACTCTTTCTAATCCTACTGCATCTGAAGACATATTGTTAATTGTTTTTTTAATTGATGATGCCAAGTAACGACGATTTTGAAAGAAGAGGAAAATATGTCCCCTGGGGTGGGACAGAAATGTTAAGCCCTTTAGTAATCACTATTCAACTAACTTAAAAACAGACAAATAATATATATTATTATATATCCAAGCACTTACATGGCAACTGGATTATCGAAGAAGAATAATCCGTTTTTCATACTAAAGACATGAAAAACAATAATAGCCTCACCACTATGAGACAGCCTTATCTTTTTCCCTATAGAGTGCTTCGGGCTTCGATAAGCTCTGCTCCCATCGACCACCGCTCTGTGATCTTTAAGAGTTAATACTTCTTCCTTTTATCGGTTGGATGAATCAGTAATTCAGTGTGTAGTGAAGTAAGCGCCTGATCCTGATTTAGTATTTCTTCAATGACAACACCTTTGTTTTTTAATTCTGTCAGAAATCCCGTTACAATGATTTCTTTAGAAAGACGCGTGAGCTCTTTATGAAAAGCATTCTTCATTTTCTGGTTTCTGGGCTTCGCAAGAATAGACCTGTTTTTTATCTCGTCATAATCCGGACGAACCCTAACAGATAAGGCCTCCCTCTCCACATATGAAAGGAACAATGAAATCGCCCGCTCATAAGAAGTAATCTTTAGCTGATCATTGGCATTGATGTGGCGCCGGGCGACAAGAAAATCATATATTATTTCGAAGCGATATCCCCTCGCAGGAAACAAGGATCGCCGGACACCTTCCCGTCCCAGATCTCCATATTCTTCTCTTATCATAGTACAGACAGTCTGCAGGCTACGTCTTTGTTTCTCCTCCTCACTGATTTGTGCTTCCTGTTTTTCCATTCGTTCCTCATAACGCGTCTGCTTGGCCAGAGCATCCCTTCGCTGCCGGATGTACAGCCTTACCCATTGATAAACAGACGATATAGTCACCATCACTACTTCATCCTCCTTCGTTTTGTACTCCCCTCTGGAACCAAGTTCCATAAGCAATGAGAAATCATCTGCCGTCAGTGAAGGATAGTGGGTTCTCAGGTCTTTGCATATACCGGAAACAGTCAGCCTCAGCTCTTCTTTGTCTCTGGGGTTTCTTCCAAGATTAAACAAGGCTATTTGTATCCCCTGAGCAACCAGACGAAACAGTTCTTTCCTGTCAATGTCTCTGATACGGCAGGCTTCTCCCGCTTTTACCATTTTTGTCTCCGCGACGGACAGGGTCGGCGCCAGGGTGGAAAATCGGGAAACGGCGGATTCAGAACTCCTGGTCAAACTCATCGAATTCATCAATTAACTGTTGCGTAGTGTCCACAAATTCCTGTACACAGCTATACTTCTTACTGTGTACCAATTTTTTATCTTTTCGATCGAATGAAGGATTTTCTCTAAGCTTTCTCGCAAACGCGTTTCTGAGATGATTGAAATCATTGAATGTTTCGCAGGTACGTTCAAGCATAAAATGACGGCAGGCTTCACGTAAATCAATGAGCGGGAAAAGCTGCCGCCAGTTTGCCAGCTGCATGGCAAAATGACTTTCAAAAAAAAGATACAAATCCGCAATAGTCCCGTGTCCCTTTATGTTCAGATAATTTTGTTTTGTTTCATTTGGTATTGTTTTAATGAAGTCTGCTGCTTGGGTATCCGTATTGATACCGGTTTGGCTATCACTTTGGGTCACAAATGGGCTATCGCTTAGGCAAAAATCATGTATACCTGAATCTTTTCCTGATCCGCGCCCTGATATAAGACGATACTGAGTCAGCTCTCTTTTCTTCTGGCCGGACCTGAATTCAATAAGCTCCGCCTGTACCAGTCGCACCCTGGAGCGCTGAATCGTTGGTTCGGACAAGCCAATAGCCGCTGTAATAGCGATATTGCCTTCTCTGAAGGGATTTTTCCAGTGCAGGGAGTTTGCCACATTCAGGAGATGAAAATAAAGGGCTGTCTCGCTGGCGTTGAAAGAATACTCCCGATTAAGCGTCCAGAATCGGTTTATAAGCTCTATGTAGTTCATCGAAGTAGATTTATAACATATAAAAAGCCCGTCTTTCCGGGCTGTCATCCTACGCAGGTCATTAAAAATCAGGAAAGGATAAAAAAGAATTACTCAAGGTCCAAAACGGTAAGTTTTGATATAATTCCGGCCAGTTGACCTTCGGCCACTTCCAGCACCCTGTATATTTTTTTAAAAAAATCCCAGTCCGGATATACGTCCACTCTGTACAGCTTATGAAAGTCGTCCTGCATATGGGGATAATAGCTCACTAATGCTCCCCGCATAAGAAAAAAATCGCACTTCAGATAGCGAGATACGGCCAGCATATTCATCTGAAGCTGATAGTAGCTCTTACAGTCCGTCTTTTGCAGCATTTCATCGGAGTCGATACGTGTACAGGCTATATGGTCTGCCGGATTCTCAGGACATCTGATTTCAAAGACAGTACGCTCGGTAAAATCCACTGCATCAGGAGATCCCCCTGAAAAGTCAGTAAGCGCAAAATATTTCGGAGCAGACTCTCTGAAGTACGTTAACTGCGGCCAGACAGATCGTAGCAAATCAACTGCTTCGGCTTCGTAATGGCTGGTCCAGTCAATAGGAAATAAATCCATGTGGCGGATCGTACCGGTAGTAATCTCTGCGGCTTTTTCATAAATATAGCTCATAGCTTTTCCGGAGAGTACAGGTTTGGAGCCTGCGTCCCGGCTATGTGCTTCAGCCAGCAGTTCGCTGATTCTGGATGCGGTAAACTTGCCCAGTCGCTCAAGCTCCCAGGAAGTATGTGGTATTACTTGTCCTGTCATGATAGTTTTTGATGATTGATCGTATAGTATTAGATGGCACTTTTTACTTTAGACATGATTTTCTTCCAAAGTCTTTTTTTTCTCTCTCTGAAAGAATCTGAATGCTGCCTTTGATTCCGGATTTTTTCACTGAGCATATCAATTTCTTTTTCAATAGCTCTGGCACGTTCCCGGAATGTGTCAGGCCGTCGGGCAAGGTATCTGGTCATTATCTGGTTTTATACTTTTTGTTCTTTGTCCTGTTTTCATCTAACTATCAGTTGCTTATTAATCACATTCTGAACCTTTTCATGGATTTCATAAAAGTGATCCTTGTCCAGAGGAACATACCCTTCCATTACACGTTCGAGTGATGTCATGGAGACTATGGAAAATAACTGCCCTTTTTCCAGTACACGAATAGAAACAGACCGATAATCTATTACCAGTCCGTCCCCATCAGTAGTATTGATTTTGTAGTAACAACCTTGATCAAGGTTTATTAGAAAAATAGGAAACATGATTGTTTTAAATAGTTAAGTATTCGTTCAAAAAAGATCGTATAGTCACTTTGAAGGCCATATCTAAATACCCGTCATAAAGAGACGCACATTTATAATAACTCTGCTTGTTCGTCAAACCCATAGATATCAAACTCAACCCGGCCACGCCCCGTCAGCATCTTATTTTCGACTTCAGTCGAAAAGGCAGCTGCCAGCAGAATTTCAATTTCGGGACAAGTAAATACTTTCGCGGCATGAAAGTATAATCAATAAAAGCCCTATTCACGGCCGAAGCAGCAAATCACTTACCCCAGCAGTTTTTTTTCCAGTTTTCAAAATCCGGTCTGCTAATCGTCCGCTTTTTGGGAGTTCCCACAAAGGGTATGGCGTGCTCACCACGAAGGAGTTTCTGCCAAAAAAAAGTCTTTCCGACGTTTAACTCTTTTCGGACTTGCTCTGCAGTCAATTCCTCAACGAGAAGATCCGTATCGTTTTTTAATCGTGCTATCGCTTCCTCTACTACTGAGACGATAAGTAAATTGAGCTCTTCGGCAGAGACAACGTATTTATTTCCTGATTTAATCATCGTGTCGATATATCTGTAACACGAATCTAATTCTCTTTTATGAATAAACAAGAATTATTGCGAACAAATATGCCGAAAAAATTAAAAAAATATCACAAAATACTTATTAACAATCAAATAAAATTCACAAAAGAGAATATATGAAAACAAAAAAGATAAAGAGAGACTACGCTCGCCGTTATAGCCATTCTCATCGATAAAAATCGGCTCCGGAATTAAAATCCACAAAAATAAGGGACTTTAAAAAAAGTTTTTTTTTATAAATAGCGCGCAACATATAAGGTTGTTTCATATTCTTTCACTATATTTCGCAAATTACACGAGTTTAATAATTCTCAAAAGAGAATAAACTCAGTCAAATTATACATTCTCATCATGACTGTTCAGGTATGAATGATTTTAAAGACAGGTTATCGCAGCTGATATTTAAAGAATTTGGAGGCAGTCAGAAAGACTTTTCAGCGAAAACTGGTATATCGGAAAGCAGTATCAGCGAATATCTTTCGGGGAAAAAGCTAAGCCCTCGTCGCCTTTTTTGGGAAAAACTCAAGAACGCACTTCCTCACATTAGCCAGGAATGGCTAAACACAGGTTACGGCAATATGTATCTGGCAGACGAAGATTCTGAATACATCAAAGCCCTTGAAGAAGAAAACAAGGTTTTGAAAAAACTATTCTCTGAAATCACACTCCGGGTAGCGGAACTGGAACGACAAATCGCAGAACTGGAGAAAAAATGACAATATCATCCTTTCCTATCCCCCCACCATGACAGATACAACGGACCCTCCAAAAATCCATCAGTAGGATAGAACACTGCGCTCCCGGACTATAAAAAACAATCATCGACATCATCTCTGACACTCAAAAGAATCAGAGCGTATTTTTTTTTAGCTTTTTCAATTTTTCCAGCCTTAAAGCCAGCAATCTTTCTTTCTCCAGCAATTGATCAATCATGATCTTAAGGGATGCATTTTCTCTTTTTAATACTTCTATTCGTCTCTGCGGCAT